TCTAGCTTGGAGATCATGTCATCTCCTACTATCGCTTTTAATGAATAGCCAAACTTGCTTGGCTTTAACACAGCTTGGAAACCTTCAAGGGTTACAGGCTCGGGTGTTACGTGTATGTTTCTCATTAACAAAAAAAGTATTGTGAATCAATTACATCGGACGGTTCAAGGTCTCCAATAATCGGTGGGTTTTCTTCAGCTCCTATTGCTAGGGCGAAGTCGGTTAGGGGTTCATGCTCTGCAAACAGAGTCATGTAAGTTTTTCGTACTAATGTGGACAGTTTGCACATATCAGTAGCTCTACAGAGAACTGAATCGTGTATCAATGCAATAGGGAAATTGACATCCTTTACTGCAAGGTGAAGCAAAGAAGCATCAAGCGAATGAATAAGGTTTGGTGCAGTAGCGTTCTTATGATGTTTTAAGTCAACACCTTTCTCAGCTCCTGCAATACTTATGCTTATTCTTCCCATTAGTTGAGATTGTATTTTTTCTCTTGAAATCTTCATAAGGCGTTGCTTAACAACAAAACCTGATGGAGTTGTCCATTTAATCTCTTGTGCTCCAGCTTTAATAGCTCTAGTTACCTCAGTTTCTATCCATTTCATAACTCTCATGGCACCGGGAACTACTTCGTTCATAGCTGCTCTTACAGCCGATACACATGAGGTTAATTCTTCTTTATCTACATCTACGTCCTTATCTTTAAAAGCATCTCTAATGTACGACCTGTTAGAGAAGGGTTTAGCATTGTAGGGTATAGTCATAACGCACCTTTTGGTGGCTTTTCTATCCCAATAAGGACGTAATCTTTCAGGGATTGCCTCCATGCTCCTTGAAGCGATGGTTGCGTACGCGTCTTGGGGCTTTTCGCTCCCTAAGACATTTACCATGCGAGCTGTGGAGGCGTCCTTGGCGAGCCCTGCTAAAATCTGGAGTCCTGAGCAGGTGGCGTCAACGGCTACAGGAAGATGTGTGTGAAAGCGATGTTCGTGATGTAGTTCGTACCATTCGTTACATGCAGCCAAGAATAACCAAGGATCGTCTGCATGTTCCCAGTCAGCTACGTTACCAACAGGGTCACGCCATACACGCTCTACTAAAGCTCTATTTTCGTAGTCATCTATCCAAGCTATACGCTCTTCCATAGTTGCCTTCGATAAACCGTATGACGTACTGAGCTGGAATTTTATCCATTCCATACCCTTCTTAGTTATCTTTGTACCTTCATTGAAGAGAATCAGACTTTTTCCAAAGTCAGTATCCTGTGGTGTCAATAGGTTTGGGATGGGATACACTCGTCCTCGGTAATCAAAACTCCAAGGTATAAAATACACCTTATCTTCAAACTCTCTGACTACATCCATAGTCATTCTAGTTCTGCAAGCTTTACGAGTTTCGTTCTTACGTGCAGTATGAACTATTGCTGCTTGTCTTCTCCATTCCCTCCATATGTCCTTGCTCGCTTCTTCTGGAGGTTTAGGAGGCATCTCATACTCAATAACAGGTCTAAATTTTCCTACACTAATTCCTCTTTCTTCTAGTTCCTTCGCAACCTTTACTATAAAAGGATTTAGCTTATATGAAACTTGTTGAATTTTATTAATGAACTGGTAGGGAATTTCTCCCTGTATAGGGGCGTGGTCGCTCCTTCTTATAAATTGGTGGCAACGTGTTAAATCATTTAGATAATATCCACCATCTTGAAGAGAGTGCCAGTTACGTGGAGGGATAAGCATAGGCTTAGCCAACGGGCTAAACAACTTTGCCATTCGCATAATTTCGCCATGATGGTTCATTAATAATTCTGATGGGGATATTATTGTGTATGTCTTTCTACCTTTCCTCTCAAATTCTCTGACAAACCAACCTGATACTTCACATAAACACCTTAATAAGAATATTCCGACCTTGGAATGAGTCTTATCAGCCCAAGGCACCCAAGGTGTTATGTGTTGTTTGTGCATTGTTGTCTGTATGCACTTTCTTTTAGATTCAGTACCTCTAGCTTGGTGCCAGTAATTCTTTTTAAGTGTAATAAATAAACCTTTAGCTTCATTCTCGTAGTATTCCATCTGAGCTTCTGCTTCTAATGCCTTACCTATAGCTTCAACGATAGGGGTTAGTCTATGTTTCTTTGAGATAGGTGAGAACACCATATCAAATACAATCTTGGTTGCAAGCATTGCTTGAACTGGTGATTCACTTGGCAGGATATGCTTGTGAAACACAGCATAGTCATTTCCTGCTTGACTTAAAAATTTACCTTTTTCTTTATCAATATATGCAATGAGATCAGGCAATATGGAACTCACAAATGCTGAGCCATAAACAGTAGCGGAGGCATAAGTCTTATCCTCTAACTTTTTAGTGTTAGACATAAGTTTATCCAGTCCACCACTTATACATTTACGCTCGAATTCCTGCTGATCTTCTATCTGTTTTTCGGTTAGCATGCTCGGTAGATAATTTAGCGGATTTCTGTGCATCTTCGCACAGTTAGACAATTAAGTAAGGGTCTAGCTTTTAAACTAAACCCTGTCCACTAAGTACTAGAATCAACTGGAGATTTTAAGTCCGGCGCGTCTACCAATTCCGCCACACTCCCAAGGGTTTTGGCGCTTTTTCATTGTAGAGGACGGACTTAAATCGTGCAAAATTCTTGTAAAAAGTGTTGATATTGAAATCTACGGATCGTTTGGATTATGCAATAGCAAAGTCCGCAGACCATTCTATAGAGTTCACTTGTGCAGCAAGTTGTTTGTCTGCTGCGTGTAGGTACTTTTCTGTTACCTGTGTTGAGGAGTGTCCCATATGATGAGCAACGTCCTTGATGTTGACACCTGATTGAATCATCAATGTGCCGTAGGTATGACGTAAGCCATGGAATGTATAAGCTGGTTCATCTTTATTGATGAAGCGTTTACATTTCTTGAATGCATCACGTACCTTATCAGCTCGTGGCTCACTTGATGTAGTTACCCAGTCATCGCCAAACAAGTTGTCTCTCCCTTCGTTGCACCTTCGTACAAGCATGTCTTTTAAAGCATGATGTAAGCCGCAGTAACGAGCTGGAACATTCTTGTTCTTTGGTTTAGTAACACGTATCATGTTGTTTTCAAAGTCGATATCATCAGCCTTAAGAGCTAAGATTCGTCCTTGTCTTATACCTGATAGAGCAGCAAACAGAATTATGTCTGCTAAATCATCGTGCATAAGATTGTCTCGGGCATGAGTAACCATGTCCTTGATGTCTTGAGCGGAATAAGCATTCCTCTCTTGAGCATCTTCAGCCTCCTTAAATCTTTTAAATCTAGGGACTGTCCAGTCCTGAGATAATAGACCCATCTCCTGAGAGAACTTGAGTACTTTAGATACTGCTGAAATGTAACGATTGATAGAAGCATTCTTCATGCCTTCTGCCTTTAGTTCATAACAGTCATCGAGCATCATTCTCATAGTGATCCTTGTTGGATCGAATGACTCGGAGTGATTAATAGGTTTTGCTGTGAATTTACCTGAATAGAGGATAGCTGACTTACGCCCTCCGCCTGATACCCAAGCTGGGTGTCGACGTAGTGTGTAGTCTCTACATTCTTTCCAAGTAGCTTTTTTAGCCATAGACAATGTCTCGTAGTTGTTTGACTAGAAGCACACCTTGAGGGGATAGCTTCATGATTTGCTTACGCTGGTCTGTTGGATCACGATATTTGACAATCCAATTCAGACCGTCCTTACCGAGGCGATGCTTGTGAGCGAGCCAATCAGTATTACGACTAGCACTAGAACTAAGCATGTTTAACCCTGCATCCTTGTCTTGTAGCTGCACTTTCGAGCAGTCATCATGACTAGCGATATAAAGAAACACGCTGATAACTTGAGCTGGCATTTCTGGATCATGACTTCTAAATAGCTCCATCGCTTTTAGAAGTTTGTTCATCTCCAGATCTGTTGTCGTCCTGAATGGTTCCACAATTGCATTTAGCGTTGCCCTCCCATTCTAACAAATAATTGCGAAAGTGGATAGAAATAGCATAAAACTTTTCTTTTTCGTGGCTTACATAAAGATTACCGATGGATAATAGTTGCATAAAGACTAAGTATTTGTACACACAGAGACTAACAGTTAATGTAAATTAATGCTTATATCTTTAGCAGTTAAAATGTATTAGCAGTTTTGCTGTAAATACAACTTTGCTGCTCTATTCATTACAGTTTCAAGAGACAACTCTTGTTGTGCTGCAAGAACTTTTAGCTTATAATGAAGTTCTTTATCTACCTTAATTGTAATACGTTTCTGTATAAGATTTACCTTACTATTTATTACTTAGTATCTATGATAACACTTCCATCCTCTATTTGTTGTTGCATAATGTTAAGCAATTCAGTTTTATGAGGGTGAATGTTAACTAATGTGACTAATTGGTTGAATCTTCGGTTAAATGTTTGTTCGTTCATGGATTAAATAAAATCAATTGGATTAGGCATGAGGTGATATACCCCTTCCATAGTTACTAAGGTTACTTTTCTATTTCCTTTCATTTCTTTCTTTAGTCTTTGTTTCGTGTGGTGTTCCGATTTGTATGTATGCTCTGTTATTTTTCCAGAGTCAAGATCCTCAACTCTAACAATTCCAAAGTGTGAACTGGGTAGTTGATATCCGTATATCTTCCACTCCTCGAAATCTTCGTAGAGCATCTCAGGAAAATATGACGCAGGACAACTATTGATAGCAGCCCAGTTATTTGGATAGTATTTACGTTTCATTAGGTTGTATGTCTATTAGTTTGCAATTGAATTTGTCGCAGTAGTTCTTGGCAATCCAAGCTGCGTCCTCGACTGACTCGACCCACCTGATGGTGTGTGTCTGTGCGTCCTTGCCGTCATGCTGATAAGTCATGGTGTAAGTCATTGCGTCCCTGTGATGCTTGTGAAGATGGCAAAGGGTTTTATGACTGTTTGCTAGTCAGGGTGATTTTGGGGGTTACTATCGTACGTGGAGATATTTACAGGCACCTTGTAGGCGATTCTGAGAGGGCAAATTATGCTATTAGTATGAACACTGCCTCTGGTATTCCATTTCTTTGTTGTATTCTTTGACGTCGTGCTCTTCTAGCATGTCTGTCCATTTCTGGGCGTCATTGCTAAACTCTACTAGCTTTTCAAATAGTTCACGAGGTGAGAATCTATACATAGCGTCCTCGCCTAGTAATACGTCACATGCGTTGATAACAAACCAGTGCTTGAGCATTGGCTCACCATCAAAGAGTCCACCGTCCTTGTCGTAGTCTTCAATTGCTTGGCGGTAGTGGTGCACTTCCATGATGCCGTCCTTGTCTGGGTCTGGGATTGGTCCGAATTGAAATGTCATAGAATCACTTCTCCTTCTGGTGATAGTGGTACTGCATAATCAAATTTGGGGCTACGTCTGATAGTTTCGTTTAATTCGATATTGCCCATGATGCCTGAAGCAACACCATTGATGACAAGCTCTTCTGCTTGTTCTGCGTTGGCTGCTTCAATGCGGTAGTAGTCAACGTGTCCTTGTGTTACACGTACTTCGTATGTGGTCATGCTTCCTCCTTGTCAGTGAATATAAGAGTGCATGTGCCTCCTGCTTCATCTGCATAGTCGTAAGGTTCAAATTCAAATGGGCAATCGTTATCGAGTAGCCACTCGTATAGTTTTGATTGGTTCATAAGTCGTTAAGAATGCTGAGTGTACGTTTGCGTGTTGGTGTCTGCTTGCGTCCTTGTAGACGTGCAGCTCTGTATATAAGGAAGATGAGGTTGCTACTCATACGTCCTTGAGTTTCTTCTTTAAACTTTTAATAGTTGATGCGTTGATTTTATGGAAGATGTTTCCCTGCATATCTGAACGCTCTTCATGTAATAATGAACGTATTACATTCAATTCGGATACAGTAAAATCTATTTGCGTCCTTGCGTTCATGCTTGTGAATGATTGTGACATGAGTGTGGCGTCCTTGATTGTGAATGATTGTGATTAAAAAAAATAAAGTGAAAGATCCCTGTTATTGCAAGGGATCTCAGGGATATTTAATTACAACTTATAACTTAACTACTTCTGGTATTCAACTCTGGTTGATGTATAACCAGCCTCTGAGTGAATAACTTTGTAACCCTTACTTATTAAGTTGGCATGGGTTAAGTCATTGATGTGACTAACGTCTGTGTGGTCGTCCTTGTAGATGACATAGATGTTTTGATGCATTAATAGTTGCCCTCGATAATGTTTTTTCTAGTGATGATTTCCATTTCTTTTTGTATATCTCCTTTAAATGGATTTACTCTTGAATGTATTTGCGTCCATGCTTTTTCCATGGCGTTATCTATTTGATAACCTTTTAATACAACACCGAATTCTTCTATGTTGTATGTCTCATTAGGTATAACTTTCATTAAGCTACCTCCATTGCTGCTTCTTCTGCTTCAAGTCTTCTGAAACAATATGTTTCAACGATTAACCAAACGCAATGATTTTTAAATTGAATCGTGTCAACGATTGAAGGAAGAGATGCAATCTCTTTGAACCAGTCATCTCCATAGATTTCATAGAGTTCCTGCTCTATTTCTTCCTCGTATTCATTAAAGAATTTACGAGTTTCGTAGTAGTAAATGAAACCAGATACACCACCGCCGCAGCCGTGGTTAGCTACATCCTTGACCTCTTCGAGGTCGTCAAAGCGTGTATCTAGTGCAAGTGTTAAGCGGTTTTGCATGATAGAAGTGAACGAATGTGGACAGAATAACTAAGCTACGTAGTAGTTAGTTAAGTGCGTCCTTGCGGAGTTGAACCGCAAGTAAAAACCCAGACGCTGTGCTTACTTAGTAAGCAGCTAGTGATAGCTGTTTGTTGCTATCCAAAGTGGCAGCGATTAGCTTATAGCTAAGCTTGCCAGTATTTCTAACCTCATCGTTGAACTCAAGGACAGCGTCCTTGACCAAAGACTGCACCCAAAAGCCTAAGCTCATGTTTGGGTTGAGTAAAAGATTAAGAATCTTTTTACGGCTAACGTTTGAGTACTTGTACTCATAGCCATTCTTCTTGAATCTCAACACTGCTGTAGCAGTGAATGGGTTAACTGCGATTGCTTCAACGCAAGTTGATGAACGATGAGTTGGAATGATGAACATAAAATTTTTGAATGAATGAATAATTTGGAGAGGAGTTGTAGTTAAGTTATATTTATCTCTCTCACCCTAAAGGGAGAGAGAAATATAACTATAACTAAAACAACTCTCTCTGTTCTCAGTATAGCCCCAAACTGTCCACCTTTGGATAGTCTCTTAACATTCTGTAACAATACATAGTATTGTTGTTTTGGCTTGGCAACAGATCGCTTGACTTGCAGCTCTCACGCCCGCGTTCAAAACAATCCGCCTGCCCACGCGTCGCGAATGTTTAGCAACGCGCGATATGGTTCAATCCTCGGCACCGTGTCGGTCAGGGAGCGAGCGAAGCGAGCGGATCCCTGTCCCTGACTGCATTCTCTGCGGACTATCAATCCGCCGACCTCGCGCATGTCGCGATAGTCTAGCTTCGCGCGATCAATTAACGCGTGCCTGCCTGCGTTAGAAGGAGCGACCCCCCATGGGGGCTCCTGCCGCCGTCGACTATATATAATACTCTTCAGACATTTTTGCCAAAAACTAAGGAGCCTGTCCACTATCGTGCATAAACTTCCGTAGCCCTGCATCGGTCAAATAATGCTCAAACATATAGTCAAATACCTCTGGAGGAACCGTACAAATCTCTGCTCCAGCGTTAAACGCTAAGCCGACTGTTAACGGATCTCTTATGCTCGCAGCCAATATCTGTGTGTCTGATCTGTTTCTACTGAACACAGTAGCTATATCACGAATCAAACCTATACCATCTTCTCCATTATCATCTAACCGTCCAATAAAGGGAGACACGTAAGTAGCTCCTGCTATAGAGCAAAGTATCGCTTGCTCAACACTAAACACGAGAGTCACGTTAGTCCTGATGCCCATGTCAGACAGTATCTTGCACGCCTTTATGCCTTCTTTAGTACAAGGTAATTTGATGGTTGCTTCAGTCCAGCATTTACCGTAGGTAATTCCATGCTGCATAAGGTCTTCAGCAGACCAACCATTAACCTCTATCGAAAGGTCTTGTACACCTAGATTTTCTATTAGGTCAGCATATACTTCATCAGGTTTTCTACCACTCTTTTTGATAAGTGTAGGGTTAGTAGTAACACCTTCAATAATGCCTGTGTGTAACCTCTTTTCAATCTCTTCTACATTTGCTGAATCTAAAAACAGCTTCATCTAAAAACTCCTATACGGGTGAGGACGTACAAAGTTAGTACCGTCCAGAATAGTATTTCTAATCCGATATTATTCATCTTCTTCTGGGTAGTAGCCAATGGTATAACCATCTTCTACTTCTTCTACAACAGCTTCATAGACAGTATCAGGGTGTTCTACCATGTACTTCTCTATCTCTGAATCAAGGTTTTGTTTAGTCTTTAGATGTAAGTATCTATTTTCTAAACCAATCAACATACCTAGTATTAGGAAATTAATAGGTGGGAAAGGAGTCTTTAAACTCTTATATAACTCTTTAAAGGTATTAATCTTTAATTTATTTTTTATCATGATAAACAAGTACGAGTGAATCACAGTTATTGCAACTTAAATTAGTAAGTATTCTGTGGTCATTTTCTTCTTCTAAATCTGAATCTCCACCCCATATAAGAGGGGTATTACATACATAACAATTCATATAGTTAAAGTAGTTAGTGGTAGTAGTTAGAAGTGATATCTATAAGGGATATCCAGCTAACAGTATTAGTTAGGAGGGAGAGTCCACCCTTCTCTCCCCTAAAGGGGCGTGGTCGGTCTAAACCCAGTTATTGTATGCTTTTTTACCTGCGTTACCTCTAGCCTCTCTACGCTGCTCTACATCGAGTCCTAGGACTAGGTGATTAGTAGCTGCTTGAGGGTCATCTATGAATTGTTCTAGTATGTCGTTCCACTCTTCTTGCTTCTTTAACTTGATCTGTTCGTTAGCTGAGATAGCTAGTGCATCTATGTAGTATTTAACTCCCTGTGCTAAGCAGTCGAGCCTATCGTCGTGTTTGACAGCGTATTTCTGTCTACACATACGACTCATTTGGTAGAACAGCATGTATAGAAGCCTTTCTTCGGGTGCTGCCTCTCTGTTTGAGTTATAGTCCCATTCGATGAGAGAACGATTGACAATAAGCCTATGTTGATTAAGAACAGGCTCAAGGGTATCAATAATACGATCTTCTTTTCTGACATTAGCTCTTACTTCTTCTACGAGTATTCGTTGTTTAGTTTGTTGTAGATGCTTTTTAAATAGCTCAGCTACGATACCGTCACCGAAGTTAGATTCGATAACCATTGTATTTACGTTGTACTTCTCACAACCTTTGAGTATGTCTAGAAGTGTATTGTCTGAGTATCCGTCTCTGTATGCACGCATCTCGTGTACATAAAGAAAACCATTCTTTTGTGATATGTAGCAGGCTGCTGTTTCATCGGCTCCACGTCCGGAGGGGTCAACACTGCATATGGTTTCTTGGTATTTAGTCCATTCACCCTGCATTTGCATAGGTGAGTAGAAGTAATCTCCCGGTAAACCAACTGTAGGTAAGTCTTTTAGACAGTTCCTAGGGTCAGAGCACCATATAACGTTGTCTGGAGCTTCTTTAGGGTTAACACTTGCTACTACAAGGTCAGCCATCTTAAGTGGGAACTTCTCAGCGTCAGACAGACTTGTATCAAGCATGAACTGCAACATAAAGTTGCTACGTCCCATGGACGCTTCTCTTTCTACCAGATCATCTTCTGTGAATCTGTCGTCAGTAGGAGCCCAAGGCTGAACGCCGTTATCTATGTCTTCTTGTAGCTGTGGAGCTATAAGTCCTTCGTAAGGTGTATTGTTTCTTGGGTATCTTGCGGTCCAAACAAACGGTCTGTAATTCCTAGCTGCCAATTTACGATAAATAGTAAAAGTAGTCTGAGGAGTCCCGAGATACATAATACGGCTATCGTCTTTCGGCGTAAGGATTGATTCTGCTTCGGTGCAGAGCTGAAGTAGTTTTTCACGCATCAGCTCCGTCATGCTGTTCCCGGGAACTTCGATGTCGTCCAGAATCATTAGATCCGCACGACTTCCCGTTAACTGACCAGTAATACCAACACTCTTGACTGATGGTGCCTGATGAGGTGAACATGCGACGTCGAAGGAAATTCTTGACCATCTCCCGTCGTCGCTCTTTGGTTGTAAGTGATTTAGCCATGGTGTTTCGATAATCAGTTTCTGTAGGAAAATACTCATGTTGTCAGCTCTCTCTTTAGAGGCTGAGATTATCATTATTTTCTTTTCGGGGTCATTAAATAGAGTCCATAAAACAAAAGCACCAGTAATCCAGCTCTTGCCAACTCCCCTAAATGCCTGTATCTG